CCACGAGAAGCCATTTGCGCTTTTGTTGCCCATCGGTTTGTTTGGTACTGACCGATTCTGGTGCTTTGTTGCATTAACTCTCTGATGCGAATAATTGCAAACCATAGAGCCATCACAGTATCTGTGGGGTTTTTTGTATCTGGCTTCCAAGTAATCAGTTGTTGCACCAAGGTCTTCAAGCCTTCAGAGCCTTCATTGCTTGGTAGTTCAATCAAGTTATTATCCTGGAATCGGCCATCTCTGGTGTTACCAAATAAGGTTGCCATAGATGCCACACCAAAAGATGTGTCCCACTTGTTCTTACCAGTAAAGTGTGAGTTCAACTGGCAGCCATAAGAGGCTAAAAAGTTTCTTAAGTTTTCATCCAGGGCATAAGCCTTCTGGTGAGCATTGATTTCAATACGCAGTTCTTGAGGTCGGTACTTATCCACCCAGTCTTCAATCAAATCTTGAATCTTGGCTGGAGTAGGTTCTGTCATATTGATGCAGTCAAGAACGTAAATCATCCCATCGGTTCGACTGTAACTTACAACCACCGCACCTGTAGCACCTGCCATAGCAGGGTCAAGTCCGATTACCGTATAGGTAGACTCAGTGTTCTTAGGGTGGCCAGGAACCCCTGCCTTGAGAGGTCCGCGCTTTCGCATTCCATTGACACTTCCTGCAACGCAGGTGGGTGAGAAGATGGAATCTTCTTGAACATCTTCTTGCTGGTAGACCATAGCCCAAACTGACGGTGCGACCTCAGAGCGTCGCGTAAAGAGAGAAGGTCCGTCCCACTTGGGAAAAAGTCCATTTGCATCCGCCCCATCAATTTCGTTTTCTTGCATATTGGACTTAGGCCAAAGTGTTTTCCAGTTCTCAGGCTTTTCGTCAAACTCTAGTACTGCTGGTTGTGAGAAGTAAGTGAAGGGGGATTTGCCACCTGTCCACTGCCCTGGGTCACGAATCATCTTGTAGAGGTCTACGGAAGAGATTCGAGTACCTACGATAACCAACTTGCCGTGGCGACCAAGACGGGTGATAACTTCTTTCTGAATCCACTCAAGTTGCTTTTCCCACTCGTGAGCGTTGGAACCCATCACAACGTCATCAAGGATAATCAGGTCGGCGCGGGCACCGTAAATCTGTGAGCCAAAGCCTAGGGCTTGAACCGTAGGGTCCTTCTCGCCAGAGTCGCGGCCTGTGCCTAGGTAAATCATATCGGCTGACCATTGGGTTGCATCTGCCTTGTATCCACCATTAGGGCCAAAGGCCACCTGTAACTTGGTGTAGTTTGGATGTGAGAGCCTAGTCTTGATAGCACCTAGAAACTTACGGGCCATACCCTGGGTCTTAGAGACAATGATGACTCTAGCGTTAGGGTTGGTAACAATCTTGTGGACGACATAGTTAATCGTGATGACCGTTGACTTGGCGTGCTCAGGGGGTACGTTGATGAGTACACGGTTAAGTGCCCCAGGCTCGTAGGTCATAGAGGGGTGAATCCATCTAGGCTCTTCGCCCTGGATAATGTCATACCAGGAGAGGTGATGGTCAAAGAGTGGTGAGTCTAGGAACTGTTCACAGAAGTCAGGAAAGGCAATGTCCTTTATTTCCTTAAGGTCTGCTTTGACCCCTTTGCCCATAAGTCGGGCTTTCTCGGAGCGTTCCTTGAACTCAGGTGATTGCATCACCCATTGTCTAAAAGTTGTGTCATTACGGTTGACGGTAGCCATAGCACCAGTAATGGTGTTACCCTGCTCCAGTTGGAGGAGTACCCGTTCCTGGGCCTCAATCTTGGAGAGGTCCTGCTTTCCTGCTTTGCGTCCCATAACATCCCATCCAGTCGCCCTCTGGAGGAGGGTAAATATAACACCAATAACGGCCATAAAATAACGGCATAACTCTGGCGCATTACCTACGAAGTAGGTTCGATATTTATATATTATATCGAACGAGCGAAGCCCTAGCGAAGCGAAGTTCGCTAGAACTTATTAGTTCTTGCTACATAAGATAACCCGTTCAAGTACCCAAAACCGAACATCGGTTTGGGATATATTTTTATAATAGTTGCCCTTTGGGGCAAAAGTCCTGTTCAAGTACTATATGGGGGGTAACTTATAACAGAAAATTATAGGGTGAGACATATATATCTTACCGCGTGCGGATTAAAGCACCCTGGCTCATAATCTCTGACCTCTTGTATTTCCCTGAAGGGTAAAGCCTTGCAGAATCTATGTTACTCGTAGGTAACCTACTCGCTGGTAACATAATATAAATGATGAGAATTATTAAATGGATAAAATTAGTTGAAGATTCAACTATCCACCCCTCCACATTTTGCGGGGCTATTGTTACTCATTGGTAACGTTACTCACCAGTAACTTACCTACCTTTCATAGTAGATTTGTCGACAATTTGGGAAGGTTCAAGGGTTCCGCAAGTGTGACGGACATCACACGTTTATCTCTTGACAAGCGTGATGCCCCTCATATATTGTTCTTCTTGTAGCCAAGGGAATCACCCCTAGCACATAGCACAGGAGAAGATATGACACGCAAGGATTTTGAACTTATCGCAGGGATATTGAGCAACTCTGCACAATCTCACGCCCTCAACCCTTTCACGGGAGAGTGCCTATTCGGTGAACTGGTGAGAGATTTCGCCGACGCACTACAGGCCACCAACCCCCGATTTGACCGCGCTCGATTCATCAAGGCTTGCGAGGTGAACTAATGGCCAAATGGGTGTTAGAGATAGAACTAGAAGAGCAGGAGGCCACCTATTGGGAAGCCCCCGCCCTAGCCAAGCGGGTGCGAGAGTACCTAATCTGGCACAAGATAGCGGGAGAAGCCTTCTGCGAACTAGGCAAGGTTACGGCGCGAAAGGAGGGGCAAGAATGAAGATTTCAACCAAAGCGCGATGCGTAGAATGTGAACGGGTGTTCGACTTGTTAAACGATGACGACGCCAACGAATGGGCTTATGGCCACGATTGCGAAGTGTGACGAGAGTCACAGCCCCGCACCCTTGACAGAGGGCACAGTGAGCGAGACACTAGCGGGGCACAGGGTAGGCGAGTGCCTCACCTTGCAAGACCTAGACGGGAGAATAGAAGAATGGCAATTAAGGCAACCAAAGACGGGCAAGAAACACGATGGATTGTGTTCTCAAATTTCACAAATTCAAGCGATTACGAGAAGACAGTCACGCAACACGCCAAAGATGGATGGAGCCTAGAACACGGGTTCGATTACGGCGACGTGATGAATTTATGGGGACGCGAGAATCTTAATATAGTGGGATGGCTTAACCATAGCCTGACCCTAGAGTGGAACGATGAAGTAGCACAAGCCAGAGACCTACTAGAGAAGACAGGGAACAACTAATGAGCCAACCAACAGGAATTGCGCTAAAGGTTACCAATAAGGACGGGCACGTATCCTACCCCGCTTATGAAGCGTGGGGATGGGACAAGGTGAACGCGGTTATACAAGGCACACTAGCAATCGAACACGTTGCCACAGTTGAAATCGTGGACGTCAATATCAGGGAGGGAATGTGATGAGTTACAGGGTACACGGGGCTTATGAGAACCCACAGAAGGCCAAACAATACGCGAGATTTACCTCTCGCCTAGATTATCAGACACGAGAAGAAGCCGAGGCACTAGCCGAAGCGTGGAAAATTGAGAGAGACTATCCATTCATCTGGATTGAGGGGGGCAACTGATGAGAGAGTTCATTGAGAAGGAGGCCGAGTTCATCTTCGAGAAGATGCGCGAGAATATCGGTGACCAGTACTGGCAGGGGAGACTTGACTCTCTCGCGGTGGTGCTAAAGAATCTACCAGAGGAGGCCAAGAGATGAGTTACCAAACCAAGATGGAAGACCTGCGCCGATTGGTGGCAGTGCTTGAAGAGTTAGTGCAACCGCTATTGGAGGGTGAGGTGCTAGAAGATGCACCCTATGAGTTAATGAAGAAGCCTCACCTAGTCTTGCAAGAAGGGAGCAAGACCTACGGGCGAGCCTTTCGTATCCACTTTACGGGAGGCAGTAAGTACGGCTCAGGCCATTGGGAACCGCGAGGGTTTAGCGATTACTTAGGAGGCACCAAGGCAGAGGCGGAGCGTACCTTGCGGAGCCTTATAGCAGGGATTAGAACGGGTCAGATGATAGCCGAGAGAGAGGGAAAGTGATGCAGTTACAAGAGGTAGACACAATCCAAGACTTGAAGTTATGGGTGGAGGAGAATATGCAAGGTGCTACGGTAGAAGAGGATGAGGGTGGAATAGTTATTCGCACCAACTTAGGCTCATCTATGGGTGGATACTTATTCGAGAGGGAGGCGGAGTGATGGAACTAGCGACGTGCAAAGTATGCCTAGACGATTATGATTTGGAAAGTATGATTGAAGATATACAAGGGGCAAAGTATTGCCTATTCGATAGCGGTGAAATCTGTTTAGTGTGCGGTATCTATGAACACGATTGCGAAGGGGAAAGTAATTGAAAGTTCAACTAGATTTTGACGTGATAGCAATATCAGAAGAGACGACAGGGTGGATGCGTAGAGTTCTCCTCACACACGAGGATATGTCCTATCACGCCACACTATTTTGGAATATGGGTGAGGGCTACGAGTTAATCTTCCGAGATATAGATAGCCCAGAGTGGGCAGAAGATTACAACCTAATGGAGATGGACAACCAGACGTGCGGTGCAGTCAATGTCTGAGATTCTATGCGGTGATTGCTTAATACCAGTCAAAGATTGCGGGTGCTTAGATTGACACTCTTATATCTAGCCCTAATGCCTATCATATTTGTATCTCTCTATGGGATTACAGTTAAAGATGATGGGTACGGTGACAGAGATGCACTTGACTAGGCTTAAGGCAGGGCACTATATTATGGGGAAGTACGCAGTGGTAAGACACTATGAGGATGACACGATTCTGTGGACAGTACGGGAGAAGGACGGCGAAGTGTGGGTGGTAGATAACCTAGACAAGGCCAGAGAATTACTAACTAAACTAACGACGGGAGCATAAGATGAGACTAACCAATCGCGGGGAGATGGTGCTATTCATAGCAGTACTTGTGGCTATGGCAACGGTATTGTGGGGTGGGTATCAGTTCATCAACCATATCTGGTATGTAGAAGATGAAGGATATTGTTGGGGAACTATCACCCATTGTATGAAGGGCAAACTATGATGTCTAAGTATGTGGTGTTATGCGAGGCTATGCCAGAGGGTGACGTGGTATGCGAGGCAGAGAACGAAGAATGGGAAGACAGGGACGGGACGTATTGGTTTACTTGCACGACGTGCGGATGTTGGAATGAGGTGGTTTATAAATGGTACTAGAGGAGCAGACTATGAAGTTTAGAATTGTGTACGCACTCAACGGAACAAGGGGTGTAGACATCACGTTACCAGAGGGCACAGCCCTACCAGATGACTGGTCATCTATGAACTATGACAAGCGGGATGAATGGCTCTATGAAAATCAAGCAACATCAGAGACAGCATACGAAGAGATAGACTATGCGGAAGCGATAGCAGTGGTGCAAATTTGAACCGCAACTGGCATCAGGATGCAGCCTGTAATGGTCATCCAGAACCAGACCTATGGCACTATGAGAACTCAGTCTATGTAGATGAGCAGCAGTTGACAGTGCTACGCACAGTGCAAGCCATTGAGATATGCCACAGATGTCCAGTCAAAGCACAGTGCCTACAACAGGGGCTAGAGAAAGAAAATGTTGTGAGCGTGGGTGGGGTTGGCTCAGTGTGGGGTGGCTTGCTTACGGGTGAGCGTGCCCTACTGGTGGGGCTATCTACCAGTCATAACTCAGTGCGACACGAGCAACGCCATAGACGTGATGTTCGGGCAAAGATTGGTAGACTAGGTGTATGAAAAAGAGAGCCTTCATAGTCATAGGAATTGTGCTACTTGCTAGTCTTGCACCATTGACCCACACCCTGACAGTAGATGTCAAGGTGGATGTCAAGCCAAGGATAAGAACCAAGGCCACAATGGAAGAGAAGAATCGCAACAAGGCTATGGCTATGAAGTTCGCTCAACACGGATGGGATTGGGATGCAAGCCAGCGTAAATGTATCCGCCTATTGTTCACCAAAGAAAGTCGGTTCGACCATCTAGCCAAGAACCAGCAGGGTAGCAGTGCCTATGGCATAGCCCAGATGTTGAAGGAGACAAGCAAAGACCCAGCAGTGCAGATACTCAATGCCTACCGCTACATCGAACACCGATACGATACCCCTTGTAGGGCGTGGAATCATTCTCAGCGTAGAAATTGGTATTAGATGTTCGACCTCACTGGTGAGCCTACCTTCGCCTGTATCTGCGGTTGCTTGATGTTCGAGATAACCGTGATGTGGGATGAGGAAGACAGGGCAGTGGGTTGGTATGATTTGATACAGAAGTGCAAGGACTGTGGCTCCATCAGCACAGCACCCACACCTATTGACGGGGAGATATGATGCCAACATATGAGTACAAGTGCAACCTATGTGGTGGTACACAAGAAGTACAGCGTGCATACGGCGACACAACAGAACCAATCTGTTGCCAAAGCATAATGAGTAGAGTATGGTCAGCACCAGCAGTAAAGTTTACTGGCACTGGTTTCTATAGCACAGGGGGATAGATGAATACAATACAAAGTTGGAAAGAGATAGTCGAATTATATCTTGCAGACTTAGCAAAGGATTACCCAGAAGATTTATGGGTTGACCCAGCAGAGGTAGACTATGACTCTAAAGAGTCTTGAGGTTCCAAGTCATCATCTCTGTATGGTTTGAAGCCACCCACCTTGTGGATAAGTTTCTTGATGGCACGCTTGTGTCGCATACGTACAGCATCTTCACTACCCATATCTAATTCTTCACCTATCTTAGCAAAGTCTAGCGACTCAGCGTGACGTAGGAATAATATCTTCCTGTCATCCTTGGGTAATTTCCAGAAGGCATAGTCAATCTCAATCATCATAGCCATCAGGTTGCCACCCTCGTTAGGTGCAGAGGGACGGCCTGGTCTGCCAAGATTTAACTTAGTAGTCACACCAAATTCTCCACGTAATACAGAGGGCAACAAAGCCTCAACCATATCTGCCTCGTAGTAGAACAAATCGGATGTCTCATACCCACCAGACTTAGCCTTCCAGCGTTGGCAGTAATCTAGTGCTTGGTTGCGGAGGCTACGATAGATAAGGTTCTTTGCATCACGTTCACCGATTGCTTCCCACGTATCCAACTTGACAGGATGTTCAACGAACCATTGGTAAAGGACTTGTCGTATATCATCTGCATCTATCTCAAACTTCTTGTGATACTCAGCAGCAACCGAGTCAACTATGTATTGCCAGCGTTCGATTCTATTCCACTCTATCGTCATCTTTATATTTTCTCGTCGCAGTCATTAGGTCATCTACTGTAATGAGGAAGCCTTTACTTTGATTAGGTGGGATGAAGCAACTAATCTCTCTGCCAAATTCTTTTACCGCATAGCGCAACACGGCAGTGGGTACGATGAGGGTTGATTCTTGTAGCACAAATGCCCAGTACCCTGCCTCAGTTACACCTAGCCCAGAGGGTGCCCAGTCTCCCACCTTTTGGAAGAAGCACTCAGTCTCTATGTATAAGTTGTTGGTCTTGAACCATTTGCGGTCACGCTTGACTTCAACAGTAAGGTTACCAGTAAGCAACTCATCTACAAGTTGTTCGCCTTTGCGACCATAGCCAAAGTCTAAGTCAAATGATGACTTAGATGCCATTACTTATCCCACTTTCCTCGTAGAACTAACAGTGCAATTATACCATAGTTCGCCAAGTCTTTGAATGAATCCTCTAGTGGTTCGTGTTGTGCTTGTGTGCCATTGTCAATCAAGTTGTTGATGCGTGCTGTCTTATCGTGCATACGTACACGCAGCCCGTTGAGTGCACCACCTGGTGAGTCAGAGATATTCTTTGGGCCATAGTCGTGGTGCTTACTTATAAGCAAGTCACCGAGTTCTTTCATTGTATCCCTTACATCCTGCTCAAAAGTGGAATTGACAGGGTTACTTTGAGGTAGTGGTCCTCCACGTTGTACGCCTGCACGTTCAATCCTTGCTCTACCAGATGGGTTATAATCTGCCATATCTCTTCACGCTCCGCCTTCTCCATCGCCATCCTTTGTCAATAGTTTCCTTAGTTCTTCATCAAAGTTCTGCAACTCTGACTTCACTATCATATTTTCAACCAATTCATCTACCATATCGTAACCCATCTCAGATGCAAATAGAGTGACGTATGTTGATTGAGTAATCAAAGCAATCTTCTCTGGGTCATCACGATGGTGGTACATAAACCTTAGTAAAGAACCAAGCAACAGTTTGAATCCGTTGGGTAGCAAATAGTAAGGGTCGAACTCTTCATCATCTTCTAACGTGTGGTCTATCAAGTCGAATGAGTTATCGAATTGTTCATTGCATTCGTGACAGTAAGACTCTGGTGGTCCGAGGTCATCAAAGTCCATTCTTCATATCCATCTTCTGATGGAAATAACCAGCACCTTCTTGCACATACATAGAGTTCACATCATACCCATCAGGTAATTGAATGATAGTAACTGGTAGTTCTCTGGCCAGACTACGGGCAAACTCTGTGCCAGGTT